GGTTTCGCCGCCGGCTACACGGCTAAATCGGAGCATCGCGCCGTGCTCGGCTCGCCGGCCTATCGCCTCGGTCACGCCGAAGGCGTGCACGCTGCGGCGGAACGCCGCCAGCGCGCCGCCGCACCCGCCGGCCGCAACACGCGGTTCCTGCGCTTCGTCCTGATCGGTCTCGTGCTGGGCCTGCTGCTCGGTTGGGGCTTCGTGCGCTCAGCGCGCGCCGACACGCTCGCGGACTGGCGCACGCTCAACGAGGTGTGCCAAGGCGGCACCGGCGCGACGTCGGACAAGGCATGCACGACGCGCCAGGGCGTGGGCGCGCAGCTGCGCCGCGAGGGCTGGTTCCAGGGCGAGCATGGCGTGTGGGTGTCGCCCGAGCACGTCGCGACCTTCTACCGCGTGGTGCGCAGCTACGACGCGGCGGCCCGGGCGAACACCGGCATGCTCGACAAGGTGATGGAAGGCATGATGACCGACCTGCGCCGCGCGCTGCCGCCCGAGGCCATCTTCGCGCTGTGGAACGGCCGCACCGGTCAGCTTCTCGCTACCACGCCCTACGCGGCTTCGATGCTGATGTACGGCCTGCCGTACCTCGAGCGCACGCTGTCGGGCCGCAACGACCCGCGTTTTCGCATGGTGCTGCGGCCATGAAGACCGCCAACCTCACGGGCGCGTTGCTCGACTACTGGGTGGCACAGGGCCTTGGCCTGTGCCCTACGCTCGGACATCTGCCGGGCATGGGGGACATCTGCCGGGCGCACTTGCTCGCGCGCGGCGAGTACGGCCCGTTCATGCCGTCCACCGACTGGGCACTTGGCGGCCCGATCATCGAGCGCGGGCAATTCGACATCGAGTTCTACGCCCGCAACGAATGGGGCGCCCGGCGTCGCGCTGGCGACCGCCCGAATGAATACGGGAAGACACCGCTCATCGCCGCAATGCGCGCCTACGTTGCGTCAAAGTTCGGTGACACAGTGCCCGATGACCTTGCGTTGCCCTGACTGTCGCACCCGGCGCACGACGCGCGACCTGTTCACACGCCACGTGCAGGCCAGCGGACACAAGCTGTGCAGGTGCGGCGGCTACCACTACCAGCACAGGCCCGGCTCGCCGCTGTGCGCCTACAATCCATTGTCCGCGCTGCGGTTGGCTGACCGTGACGGCGCCGACGAGGACGATCTGATCCGCTGCGCGCTCTACCTCATCAGCGAGACGCCGGCGTTGGCGCCCAAGGTGCAGGCGCTGTTCAAAGACTGGAGAATCGCTTGTCCTACAACCCCTTCGTTGAGCGACGCGCACGCACCACCGTGAAGGTCACGCGGCCGGACAACGCCGGCAAGCAGACCGAGCACAGCTACACCTTCGAGCAGCACCGCCAGCGCATCTCGCTGCGCCAGGGCGGCAAGCAGTACGGCAACGCTAAGGTGGAAATTTTCGGCGTGCCGCTGGCATCCATGAACCAGATCGCCAGGCTCTGGATGGAGACGCTCACACCGCAGAACACCGACTCGCTGTCGATCGACGTCTGGGACGGCAAGGACTTCGTGCCGCTGTTCCAGGGCATCATCACCTGGTCGGCGGTGGACGCCTCGGGCATGCCGCAGGTCAAGCTCACCATCGAGGCCAACGCGTCCATGGTGCTCATGAACACGACGGCCAGCCCCTACGCCTCGGGCACCGGGCCCGTCGCGCTGCCGGACGCGCTGACCAACATCATCCAGCCACAGGGTTTCTCGCTCGACTACAGCGAGACCGCGCCGCGCTACCAGCTCACCGACGTGCACGTCACGGGCTCGCCACTGGAGCAGGTCTCGACGTTGCTGCGCCACTACGACGAGCTGACGTGGTTCTGCAACCTGCAGCGCCTGATCGTGCGCCGCTCGAAGGCGCCCTTCAACGAGGACGCCATTCGCATCGCGGCCGACACCGGCCTGCAGGGCTACCCGGTCTATTCGAGCAGCGGGCTGCAGTTCTCGGCCGTCTTCAACCCGCGACTGCGCCCCGGTGCGCCGCTGGACGTGCAGGTGACCGACTTCGATTTCATCAACCGCACGAAGTGGGTGGCTGCGGTCGTCGCGCACCAGCTCGACGTGAACCTGCCTGGCGGCCAGTGGACCACGGGTGTCGCATCGAACGCCTTCGGCGCCAAAGGCAACGGAGAGAATTGACCATGAGCGCTTTCCCCTACCTCCCCAGCTTCGAGGACCAGTTCGACGAGGGCCGCCAGCAGGAATTCATCATCGGGCGCATGCTCGGGCGCGTGCACACGACGCAGCTGGTGCGCGTGCTGGCCGTGCGCCCCACGAGCGGCAAGGTGGGCTTCGTGGACGTACTGCCGCTGGTGCAGGAGACCGACACCGCGCGCAAGGTCATCGCACAGACGCCTATCTACAACGTTCCCTTCATGCGCTACCAGGGCGGCCCGTCCGCGGTGGTGCTCGATCCGGCCGCGGGGGACATCGGCCTAGCCAACTTCGCTGAGCGCGACATCACCAGCGTGAAGGCCACGACGACGCAGGGGCCGCCGGCGACCGACCGGCGCCACGACATCGCGGACGCGCTCTACATCGGCGGCGTGCTCAACCCCGAGCCGACGCAGTACGTGCGCTTCCAGCCCGAGGCCGGCGGCATCGACATTCACTCGCCCGCGTCGATCAACATCACGGCGGGCGAATCGATCACGCTGGACGCCGGCGAAGCGATCAACCTGCACTCTGGCACCTCGACCACGATCGCGGCCGACACGTCGGTGAGCGTGCAGTCGGGAACCACGACGGACCTGCAGTCGGGCACGACCACCACGCTCACCGCACCTGGCGGCTTCATCGTGAATGCGTTCATGACGCTCAACGGTGGGCTGCTCGGCACTGGTGTGCTTCCTGGCAGCACGTACCAGCTGCAGGGCGACCTGCAGGTGCGCAACCTGATCGCCGATGAGGACGTCATCGTGCCGAACGCCGCGTTGAACACGCACGAGCACCACGTAGAGACCGTGCCGGGCGAATCGGACGGGCCGCACAACTAGTTGACATTGCCGAAAGTTTCCGGTTAGAATCCACTCACCACCTAACCGGAGACCTGCATGCCTGAAGAACCCAACCTCGCCCTGACGCACGTCGACACCCGCGACTTCCTGCGCGGCGTCGACGTCATCGTGTACGAAGGCGCCGAGGGCGAACTGCTGATTCGCAACATCTTCGAGGACCGCCAAGCCCAGCAGGCCGCCTTCGTTGCGCTCGCCGACTGCGGGCTCGAACTTGTACCGCTCGAACACTGAAAGCCCACCATGAACGACAAACTCAACACCGCCCCCGTAGCGCCCGAGCAGGTAGTGGCGGCAGCGTGGAAGCTGGTGCCGCTGGAGCCGACTGAAGAGATGTTGCGCGCAGGCCATAACTATGGTGCATACGGCCGAGACAACATCCATTCGTGGGATGACCCGCGAGCCGTCTACCTCGCCATGCTCGCTGCCTCTCCCGATGGGGCGCCAGTGGCAATGGTGCAGTTCATTGAACCAGTGATGACGATGCATCGGGGGATCAGATGCATTTGGCAGAACGAACGTTGCGGTTCGCTGGGAGGCGGGCGCAAACAAGTTGCCCGACGGTGAGCACAAGCTATACGCTTGGGCGGAGACGGGTGCTGGAACCCCGGTCCACGAACTCGCATTCGTCCAGCCCGTGCCAAGCCACTGCGACAGGATTACATGGCGTGGCAGCTACTACCACTTGCCCATATCCGCCTCACCCGAGGCAGCACCAGCGGCAATGGAGGATGCTCTGGTCGAAGCGAAGGCGTTGGCTGATAGCGAAGGCTCTCGGGCAGTGAAGTACCTGCGAGTCATTCGCAAGGTGCGTGCTGTCGTGGACGAATGGCCCGAGGTAGACCTGGCTGACTCACCGCTGTCCCGCATCCGAACCATCGTCGCCTTTGCCGGCACGCAGACCGCAGCGACGCCGGCCGGCCCTACCGCTGCGCCTATGTGCCGAGACTGCGCAGACTTCGGCCCCATCTGCCCGAACAGCGGCAAGCCCTGCGCCGCCCTCGCCCAGCCCGCGCCCGTGCAGGCTGAGAACGAGTCGCCGGGTTTCACGACGAAATACCCGTTGCTCAATGACCTGCTGCAAGAGACGTGGTGGCTCGGCAAGGGCCCGAACAATCACGACACCCGTATGGCGTGGTTCGCATCACTGGAGGCCTATCTTGCGTCTCTCGCCGCGCCCGTGCAGCAGGACGCCCCTGCACCCTTGCAGTTCGTTGATCAAGCCAGTTGGACGGTTAGAACCTATTGGGCGGTTAGAACGGCTTACACAGACCACAAAAATGGATGGGATGGTTGGGAGCCCTGCGGCACTGAATATCGCGAGCTATGCAAAAACTCAGCGGGATTCGAGTGGATGGAGTTGAGGCCTGTACACCCAACGCCTTCGCAAGCGGCTGTTAAGGAGGGTGCGTGATGCTGGAGAAAAAACACGCAGCCTATGCCGCCGAACTCAAACAAGGCTTGGCGAAGGGCTTCAACTCGATCTACACCCACTCGGCGCTTTTCGAGCGTGGCGCATGGATGTGCCCCTCGTGCAACGCCATTCACCTGAGCGATGACTTTTGCCCGTTCGGTGGCCGGCTCTTCCCCCCGTGCTGCGAATTCCCGAGAGGCGGAAGAAACGAAGCCAGTCACTACGCGAATTGGAAGTCATTGTCACCATCGGCGGCCTGGGTTCTCTTCAACCTTCGGAAGGTTTTTCTTTCGCCTGCGGCAACAAAGTCTTCGTGGCACCCGCTTCCGAACTTCTTCGACGGCGCCAAGCCTCTCAATTCCGCCATCTCGGGCCAGAAGCCGGCCGAGGGAGAGCTGCCCAAGTAGCCGCGCGCGCAGGCGCCTGCTATCATCGCGGCCATGCCCGCCACGACCAGCGTACCCCTCCCGCAGTTTACGCCGACTGGCCTGGTCACGGCCAGCGAGCAGGCGATTCTCCAGGGCGTCCTGGCCGACTACGTTGCAGCCTTCCAGGCGACCGGCAAGACGCTCAGCACCGAGCTGACGACGCCCCAGGGGCAGCTCGCCAGCTCGCAGGCCTACATGGTGGCCGCATTCCAGGCCATGCTCGCGCAGCTCATCGCGAACGTGGACCCACTGACCAGCTCGGGCGCCTATCAGGACGCGCTGGGCCGCATCTACTTCCTCACGCGCCAACAGGCGACCTATGCCTACGTGTCGGGTGCTGTCGGCGGCATCGTAGGCGCGGTGTTGCCGCAGGGCTCGCAGGTGCGCTCCAGCGACGGCACCATCTGGGCCTCTGTCGCACCCGTCACGTTCGACCCCACCGGCGCCGGCGAAGTAGCCTTCCAGGCGACGGTGCCCGGTGCGCTGCCCGTGGCCGGCGTGGACGATCTGCGCATCTACCAGCAGGTACCAGGGTGGGAGAGCGTCACGAACGCCGCGCCCAGCGTGCCCGGCCGCGATGTCGAGGGACGCGCAGACTTTGAGACGCGGCGCGCGGACAGCGTGCAGATCGGCGGCAAAGGCACGCCGCAGGCCATCCGCGCAGCCATCGCGAATGTGACCGGCGTGTCGGACGTCTACGTCTACAACAACGGTTCGGACGTAGCCATCGCCGCCGGCTCGACGGCCTATCCGATCCCCGCGCACTCCATCGGCATCAACGTGACCGGCGGCGACATCGAGGCCATCGCGCAAGCCATCTGGTCGAAAATCGACTGCGGCTGCGGCTTCTCGATCCAGGACACGGTGACGGTGATCGTCGAGGATACCGAGGGCTACAGCGAGCCGTTTCCGGCGTATCCGATCCGCTTCATGCACGACCGCCCGCCCACGCAGGTCTACTTCACCGTGAACGTCGCGGACCTGCCATCCTTGCCGGCGAACTACATCTCGCTCGTGCAGCAGGCGGTCGCCTCGGCCTTTGCCAGTGGCTACACGTCGCCGGACGGCACGATCAACATCGGCCGCGCGCGCATCGGTGGCCAGGTCATCGCCGCGACCTACGCCGCGCCGCTGCTCGCCGTCGAGAACGTCACACCCGTGTCGATCTTCATCGGCCTAGCCGCGGCACCGGCCTCGGGCACTGCGCTGACCTTCGGCATCGATCAGCAGCCCGTGTGCGCCGTGCTGAATGTCACTGTAAATCGCGTGACGGTCTGAGGCGCCCGGCATGACCACCGGTTACCTCGGGCCCACCGTCCAGAAGCAGTATTCGAACTCCGTCACGTTGCTGCAGCTGCTCGAGTCGTTCGACCAGTGGGTCGACCTGACGCAGTTTTCGGCGGACTTCCTTTACAACGTCTGGGACATTTCGACTGCGGTCGGGTTCGGCCTGGACATCTGGGGCCGCATCCTCGGGCGCTCGCGCTACCTGGAGATCGTGGCCGAGCCTGGCGAGAACTTCGGTTTCGACATCGGCGGCGCGCCGGGCACCAACTGGTGGCCCTGGAGCACGAAACCGTTCTACGGGGGTCAGGCCGGCGGCACGGTGTCGTACGCGCTGGATGACGTCTATTACCGCAAGCTGCTGCTCGTGAAGGCTGCGGCGAACATCGCCTCATGCGACTGCGGCTCGCTCAATTCGCTCATGCGCGCGATGTTCGGCGACCGCGGCAAATGCTACGTCGGCTACGACATCAATCACCCGATGAACATCGGGTACCACTTCGAGTTCGATCCGACGCCCATTGAGCGCGCCATCATCGAATCGGGGTTGTTCCCGCAGCCAGCCGGCACGAACGGGCACTTCATCTACGGTGCGCCGCCTTCCGGTGGCTTCTTCGGCTTCGCGACCGCCAACGTCGGCGCGAACCCCAACTTCGTCGCGCCCTGGTCGCAGGCGCCCTTCTACCAGCCTTTCCCGCCGACGCCGGGCGCGGGTTACGGTTTAGACTACGGCGATAGCTACGGCTAAGGTGAACACATGCAAAATTCTCAGCTCCCCCTGAAGTGGTACAAGCCCTTTGCCGCTGATGACGCGGCAAAGGTCGAAATCCCCGTCACGACGCCCAACCCCGCGCGCGCCAGCCAGTCGCTCGGCTTCCCGCCGCTGACCATGCAACCGCCCGAATCGGGCGGAGTGCCGCCGGAGGGCGAAGACTTCAACGGCGCCATGAACCAGGTCGCGCGCGTCGCGTGGTGGATGCTGGCCGGCGGCGCGCTGCCCTTCGATGCAGCATGGGCCACAAACGCGAACATCGGCGGGTATCCGCAGGGCGCCGTCGTGACGTCTGCGGACCTGCAGGGCGAGTGGATCAGCGGCGCCGACAACAACACGAACAACCCCGACACCGTGGGCACGGCCTGGGTGCCGGGCTACGCCTACGGCTCCACGTCGCTCACGGGTCTCACGAATGCCAACGTCACGCTGACGCCAGCGCAGGCGGCCAAGGGCACGATCCGGCTGGCCGGCGCGCTCACGGGCAACATCCAGATCATCTTCCCGGACTGGCTCAAGGACTGGAGCATCATCAACAACTGCACGGGGGCGTTCTCCGTCACGTGCAAGACCGCCGCCGGTGCGGGCGTCGTCGTGCCGCAAAGCGGCGGCACGCAGATCCTGTGGGGCGACGGCACGAACCTCAACGCGCTGCTGCAATCATCGGGCCGCCTGCTGCGCACGCTCGTCTACTTGCGCATTGCCGGCGTGCAGAACGTCAGCGTCAACGGCGGCGCGCCGACGCCCACGGGTGCAGGCGCCTACACGCCCACGGTGGGTCTGTCGTTCGCGGACATCGAGGTGCAGGGCGCCGGCTCGGGCGGTGCTGGTGCAACCGGCGCCGCGGCCGGCAATGTGTCGCTCGGCGCTCCAGGCTGTGCCGGCTCCTATGCACGGTCACTGCTCACTGCCGCAGCCCTCGGCGCCGGGCCGGTAGCCATCACGGTCGGGCTCGGCTCGGCGGGGGGTGTCGGTGGCGCGAGCACGGTCGGCGGCTCGTCGTCGGTGGGCGCGCTCGTGACGGCCCCGGGCGGCACGCTGGCGGGCACGCTCGCGAACCAGGTACCTCCGACCCTGAACGGCAATGGCGCCCCTGCCGTAGCGCCCACGGGCGGCAACGTCAGCAGCACGCAGGGCGCCGCGCCCAACGTCACGGTAGCCCAGTCGGGCACGACCGCTATCGGCGGTGCCGGCGGCGGAAGCCTGTTCGGCTCGGGCGGCAATGGCCCGACCATCAACGTCAACGGCGCGCCGGGTGTCAACGCCGGCAGCGGCGGCTCGGGCGTCGTCGTGAACAGCGGCGGCGGCACGGCTACAGGCGGTGCCGGCGCGGCCGGTATCGTCATCATCCGGGAGTTTGCATGATGCAGTTCTACATTTCCCCGACCGGCGAGGTCATCGAGCCCTGCGAGCACGACGGCACCGAGGTGCCCATCGAAGCCCGCTTCACGCCGGAATTCGTCGCCGCACTGCGGCCCTACGACCCCGAGAGCGAGCCGAACCCGCCCGAGCGCGAACCGCCGCCCGTGCCGGCGCCCACAGCCGACGAGGTGCTCGCGCAGCGTGACGCGCTGCTCGCCGTCGCGGCGCTGCGCATCGCGCCGCTGCAGGATGCCGTCGACCTGGACGTCGAAACCGGCGACGAGGTAGCGGCACTCACCGAGTGGAAGCAGTACCGCGTGGACCTCAACCGCATCGAGCTGCAGGCGGGCTTCCCGGACGCGATCGAGTGGCCAGTCGCTCCAACATGAAATTCGACTTCGATGAGTGGTACGCAACCGCCGCGCAGGCCGCGCTCGCCTTCTTCGGCGGCCTCATCGGAGCGCTGATGCGCCGCGAGGTCTCCAGCTGGCAAACCGCCCTCTTGGCCGCCTGCGGCGCGGGCTTCGTGGGCTTCCTGGTGGCCAAGTTCTGCCGCGCGACGGGCGTGAGTGAGGATCTGACCTACGCCTTCGTGGGCGTCTCGGGCTGGCTCGGCGCCGCACGCACGATCGACTACCTCGAGAAGCTCATCGAGACGCGCCTGGGCGCGAAGTTTCCGCGGCGTACAACTGATACGCCGTCTAACACGCCAATCCTGCCGGACGGTGCTAAGGTGGAAACCCTACCCGACGACAAGAAAGCGAACTCGCAATGAGCGTCGACACGCAACGCAATCTGGCCGGCTTCCTGCTGGTTCTGACCCTGGCGAACCTGTTCGCCTCGGGCGCCATCTTCTTCACGACGCGCAACCTGCGCGCTGATGCCACGGTGCAGCTCGCGCAGGTCTCGCAGACCGTCGCGCGCCTGGACGCCGCCGTCACGCGCCTGTGCGACAAATCCGCCGGGGTCTGTGCGCCGCCGGTGTCGATGCAGCCTGCGCCCGAGAAGCCCTGAGGCTCAGAGCTTCCCGGGTTGCTCTGCGATCTTGCGCAACGCGTCGCCTGAACGCTTCGAGCCGGCCGAGCTGCCGAGCCAGTAGTTGGCCACCTGGGTGAAGCTGACGGTGAGCGCACCGAACAGCACGTTCAGCAGGTTCGCGGTGCGCTCGTCCCAGTTGCGTTCGACCAGGAACAGCATGTAGACGCAGGTGAAGAAGCCGCCCACGATGAGCGCGCTGATCACCACCGGCGCCCACGCAATGCTGCTGCCGGCCTCGGCCAGCGCTACGGTCTGCTTTCGCGCGCTGTCGGTGTCGGCCAGGAAGGCAGCCTCGGACGCCTGATCGATGCGGGCCATCTCAACCTGCATTTCCATTTCGGCCTGCTTGAGCGCCTTGATCTGGTCGCCCGTGAGCGTGCCCGCCGCGAGTGCGGAGGCCAGATCGGCCTCCGTGGCGTTCGGGTTGCCGAACACCTTGTCGGCGATGACCTTCACGGCCGCGCCGGCCAGCGGGCCGCCGAGGGCTGCTGCAAGCCCTGGCGCCACGGCGCCGATGGTTGCTTTCCAGTCGAAGCCTTCACCCATGGTTGATCTCCAGTATCGGGCGCAGCGTGCGCGTGAGTTTCTGCACTTCGGCGAGCCCCAGCGTGCCGCCGTTGACCCGCTTGCGGATGCTCGTCGTCTCGCCGAGCATGCTGTCGGGGATGCGGTCCTCCCACCAGGCGATGCACGCCTCGAGCGCGAAGCGCGGCTGCGCGAGCAAGTCGGGGATGCCTTCGAGGTTCTGGCCCACCAGGTCGCCCACGCGCCGGTAGTTGTCGGCGCCGGTGATCTGGATCGGACCGCGGCCCCGGTACCGCCATCCGTCGTCGGGCAGGATGTTACCCAGGTGCTTGCGCCCCCACTCGCCGCCGTAGACGATGTTCGCGATTGCGCGCTGGTCGGCGGCCTGCTTGCCTGCGATGCGCCCGACGGCCTGCGCCTGCGTGGGCGAGATGCGCGCCGCGCCGAAAGTCGCCACGAGCGCCTCGGGCGTGTAGTTCAGGTTCTCCTCGAGCCGCGTCAGCATGGCCGACTCGTGCAGGATGGTCGGCAGGAAGTCGGCGAGGTCGGCGTCGCCGGCCGTGAACGTGTCGCGCCGGATTACCTCGGCGAAGATCGGCGCCCATAGATCGATCGTCGCGACGGCTACGCCGCAAGCGCGAAGGATGTTCAGCCAGTGGTCCACGGTGCGCGGAGGCATGTTCAACGGGGTCATTCGGGCATCTCCTGGATCAGCATCTCGACGCGGCCCTCGTCGCAGGGCGCGCCACGCGCGATGAGCATCATATCGATCTGGCTGTCATCGAGCCAGACCCGTTGTTTCGTCAGGCCGTCGCACAGGCATTTTTCGCGGTTCGCGATGTCGTGCCGGCGATTCTTGAGCCCGGCCGGCGGGCACATGAGCATGGTCACGAACAGCCGGCCGCGTAACGGATCGACGGGACCTGTCGGCAGCGCGTTGGCCAACTTGATGCCGTAGCGGCGCGCCACCTCGGCCAGGACGATGCGCCCGAGCACTGCGCGCCATATCCGGTTGACCGATGGCGGCCATGGGAGCACGAGATTGACGGTCCGTGTAGGGTGGTTAGGGGTCATCGTAGAAAAGCCCGCCAGCGGGCGGCTGACGGGCTTCTTGCAGGGCTATCGCGCGGTCAGGTGGCCTGTGCGAAAGGGTTCGCGCTGGCCGCCGGGGCTTGGGCGAAAGGGTTCGCGCTGGCTGCGGGTGCCGGGGTGGGTGCGGGCGACGCGGCCGGTGCGCCCGCAAACGGGTTGGCCGCGCCGCCGCTGGCCGCCGGGGCCTGCGCGTGCTGCGCGAAGGCGTTCAGCATCTCGCCGTTGCCAACCGCCAGACGCTCGCCGTCCTCGACGGCCATGATGCCGTCCACGTTGAACGAGATGCCCTTACCCCCCGTGGCGTGGTTCCATGCGTAGGGGGAGAACGAAGCGCGCACACGCTTGCCCGCGTAGAACTGCGAACGGATCTTCGCGGCGTGGTCCGGGTTGCTCTGGTCGAGCTGGGTGCCGGTTTCGTCGGCAATGAACGGGGCGAACTGCGTTGCGCCGCGCACGACGAACCAATCGCCGGGGATGCCGGGGATGGGCGCCTTACGCGAAGCGTTCGTTTCGACACCCACCTGCACGCCCGGGCCCATGGCACCGGTGGACTTGCAGAGCTCGTGCAGCACACCGCCGGCAGCCGGCGGGAAGGCCACGACGGCGTAGAACTCCATGCGGCCGCCCTTGAGCTTGTTCGGGACGGCCTGCGCGAGTGCCGAATGGGTCAGGATGGCGACGTGATCGATCAGATTTTGAGACATGAGAACTTTCAGTTTAGGTTGAAGAACCTCCGTATAGCGCCGGGAGGCACGCGCAGGATCGATTATGCGGCTAGGTTAATTCAGTGTCAAACACTTTTCGCGTAATTCTTGAACATCGTGGCAATCGCGCTCGGCGACTGCACCTCGACGACGCGAATCGTGCGCGAGGGCTTACTGGTCGTCACCAGTTCGGCGTGGAACTCAGGCGGGAGGATCGGCAGAGCGTCGGACAGTGCGAGCGGCTGCAGCAGGTCGAGTCGGTTCATGGCCAGCAGAGTCTCGGTCGCGGCCTTTTTGTCCTTCCACATCCGCTTGCCCGCGCTCGTGTCGACCGTCAGGTTTTTGTGCCCGGCCTTCACGAGCTGGTCGATGCGCTCCTCGACGTCCTCCCAGAATGCTTTGAAGGCCGTGCGCGCGGCGAACAGCTGCACGATGTCATCTTCGGGCATGTCCAGCAGGTTGCGCTCGCCGGCGTAGGCGGCCAGGGCGGTCGCCATCGAGCTGTGCAGCGCCGGGCACTTCGGTTTGCCCTTGCAGTACCGGCAGTGGTCGCCCGGCACCGGCGCGCCGGGGTTGGCGACGGCGGCCACCTCGCGCGTCAGTTTTGCGCGCTCGAGCGTCAACCAAGCGGCGTCAAGGTCCAGCGTCTGCGACGGTGCGGCGAGCGGGCGGCGGGGCTGGTACACGGCGAGCGTGATTTTCTCGACACGCCAGTCCTTGCCTGCGGTGATCCCTTCAGCAGCAGCCACCGCATAGGCCGCAAGCTGCTCGTTCGGTTCGTCGTAGGTGCCCACATCCACGTCGGCGAAGCCGTACTTGTAATCGACCACGAGCAGATGCCGCGTGTCGTGCAGCCACACCAGGCAGTCAGCGGTGCCAAAAAGCTGATCGGAGATCGAGCCGATGGCCACCCGCTGCTCAATGGCGACATGTCCGGTCTGGCCGTCGGGGATCAGCGATTTGATGAAGTCCCGGTAGCCGCGGCCGTGGTGGCGCATCGTTTCGTTCCAGCGCTCGATGGTGACGCCCTTCAGGTCCAGGTCAGGCGGGGGCACCTGCTCTGGAGCGACTGCACCGGCTGCCGGTGCGCCGGGCAGCGCGAAGTGCTGCTTCACGTAATGCTCGGCGACCAGGTGGGCCAGCGTGCCTTCTGCCGCGGCGGGCCCGGAGCTGTCGGGCATGCCTTTGCTCATTTGGACGCTGATCGGGCACATTTTCCAGCGCTTGCGCCCCGAGAACGACAGAATTGAGTGCACAACTTGCGGATTTGACATAGGTTTCTTACGGTTGGTGATGAATGTAAAGCGAATGTAGCGCACCTACAAAGCACAGTCAACCGATTTGTAGCGCAGTGCCCGCTAACTTGCCATGACACAATGACTGACAGGACACCATTTTCCATAAGTATCTGCCAACTCAAAATACATACTTAAAGAGGATTAACTATGATTCTATATTTCTAAGAATAAGTTAAATACTAGTGTCATTGTGTCATGTGTCATTCAAAGCAAGGATCGTGCCAGCTTGAATCGATCAAACCACGAGCAGCTCAGAACGGCTATCACCAGCGCCGCCCGATAGAACTTTTCAATGCGCAATCCTGCCAACTGGTAGGACAATGCTCACACCTCCAAAGAAAGCCGCGAACCTTGACCGATATCCGCTTTACACAGATCACCTCGCACTCGTGCGACCTCACAAAGCGCTTCGCCCTCGACGAACACGGTCGGGTCACAAGCAGCGCCATCGCCCACATGACAGAGGGCGCGGCGCGCGCGCTGACCATCGAGGACGTGTCACACCTGGACGGCGCTTTGCGCAGCCTAGCGCCCAATCAGGCCATCACGTGCGGCCTACCGCGCGCTGGCGATTCGGCGCTGACCACGCGAGCGCGGGCCGACTTCAACCTGCACGCCGTCGCGCGCACGAACGCTACGTTCGACTGGTCGCCCGGCCCGGCGCTGTGCCCGATCGACGTGGACGTCGACACCGGCGGCTTTCAGTCGCTCGATGCCGTGCTCGATGCGCTCGAGGCGTGTCACCCCTGGCTGGCCCACGTCACGCGCGTGGCGCGCCCCTCGTCGTCGTCCTACGTCGGCGACAAGGGGTTGCGCGGCGTGCACGTCTACTTCGCGGTGACGCGCGGCACGGACATTCCCGCGCTCGCGGTGCGCCTGCAGGCCGAAGAATGGCTCAACGGTCGCGGCTTCGTGAAAATCTCGAAGTCCGGCGCGCTGCTCGTGCGCCAGTTGTCCGACTCGCTGGTCTACCAGCCCTCGCGTCTGATGTTCGAGGCCGAGCCGGTGTGCGCCGATGGCATCGAGCGCAGCATCCCCGAAGGCGGTCGTGTGCTGGTGCGCGCAGAGCGCCCCAAGGGCGCACCGCTGCGCGCGCGGTCGCCGGAAGGGCTGCTCGACGTGGGTCTGCTCACACCGCTGCGCGAGATCGACATGCGCCGCTACGAGACCATGAAGCGCCAGGCCCGGGACGGCCGCCGACGCGAGGCCAAGCGCATAGCGATCAACTATCAGCGCGAAAACGCCATAGCAAACGGGCTGGACGCCGAGATCGGCGAGCGCTACGGCCTCATCGCCACGCGCGCGCTGGGCGACAAGAAGCTGCCCGCCACGTGGGAAATTGCAGTGAAGGACATCGGCCGCCAGACCGTGCAGCAGATCGTCGCTAGCCTGCCGCACTCGCTGGGCTTCAACTGCGCCGACCCCTTCGACACGTGGCGCCCCGACCTCGACGCCAAGCACTTCGACAAGGCCGAGATCGTCATGATGGGCGACCGGCCCGGTGTCTGGTCCCACAAGCTGCAGGAGTTCTTCGAGTTCACCGATGACCGCTCGGCCGACCTCGATTCCCCGCTGGCGATGGCCGCCGAGAAGCTGTGCGGCCTGGTCGAGTACCCCGAACCGGCCGGAAAGAAAGCCGCGCCGCTCGTGAACATCACGCACGGCCTGGCCACGCTGCTCGGCGAGCTGGACGCGATGCCGTCGTACAACGCCAGCACGGGCGTGATGGACCGCGCCGACGTGCCCGACACCGGCGACCTGCTCGACGCACTGTCACGCATCGGCTGCTGCAACGTGTCGAAGAAGCCGATCGAGGACGCCATCGAGACGCTTGCGCATCGCAGCTCCGTAGACCCCTGGCGCGACGCGGTGCTCGCGCTGCCGCGGTGGGACGCCGCGCCACGCCTGGACAACTTCTTCCCCGACCTGTGCGGCGCGATGCCCTCCGAAGCGCTCACGCTCACGACGCAGCTCTTCTTCTCGGGCGTGCTCATGCGTCAGATCCGCCCCGGCGCGCCGTGCCCCGTGGTGCCAGTGCTGATCGGTCAGGGCGGCCTGGGCAAGGGCGTCTTCGTGCATGACCTCGCGAAGGCTCTGGGCGTGCCGCCGCCGGCGTCGCTGAAGTTCGCCGACGAGATTCGCATGACCATGGCCGCGAGCGTGAGCGCGATAGCCGAGCTGGGTGAGATGTCCGGCATGGCCAAGCGCGACGTCGAGGACATCAAGCAGTGGACGACCGAGTGCCAGGACGTGTACCGCGCGCCGTACGAGCGCCGGGCCAGCGAGCACCCGCGCCGCTTCGCGCTCATCGGCACGGCCAACAAGCACGAGATGAACCGCGACGAGACGGGCAACCGCCGCCTCATGCCCGTGGACGTCCTGCGCCCCATCGAGCAGTCGTGGGCCGGCGAGGCGCGCCAAATCTTCGCCGAGGCCAAGGCGCGCTTCGTGGACGACGAGGCCGCCTATCTGCGCCTGGTGCGCGCCGCCGCCGACGCGGTGTTCGCGTTCAACCAGGCCCAGATGCGCGACGGCATCGGCGTGCCGGTGTCGGACGTCGATGACGTGCTGCCCGACCTGCTGCGCAAGCTGGTGCGCCAGCACAGCGCGACAGGCTTCGTGCCCAGCTCGGCCATTCGCATCGCGCTCGATGCGCTGCCCAGCGGCAAGATGATCCGCACCCGCGAGTACACCCGCTGGCTGCAGACCCGGGGCTGGCAACCCGCTCGCACGATGGACTCTCGGGGCTGGAAGCCGCCGGAGGGTTACGAGATGCCCGGCGAGTCACAGGGCGCCGACGTGATCCAGCTGAACCCGTTCGCGGCGAAGAAAGCTGTTTGACAATTTGCGAAGATCACGATTAGAATCGTGACACATCAACCCACCAAGGAATTGAAATGAGCTGGAGCCTCGGATACGACACGAATTGGCAGCGCGACATCGGCTACGGCGTCCCCGCGCGCTGCGATCATCCCGGCTGTGCAGCAGAGATTGATCGCGGACTTAGCCACGTGTGCGGCGGCGAGCCCTACGGCGGTGACGATGGCTGCGGCTTGTATTTCTGCACCGCGCACGGCGGCGGGTGCCAGTGCGAGCGGTGCGAAGCGGGCGCGCTGCCGTTCGAGAAAACGCCCGACGTGCCCGAATGGATTACGCACAAGCTGACCGATGAAAGCTGGGCCGATTGGCGCAAGGCGAATGCCGAGTGGGTCGCACAGCACGCGAAGGACTGAAACCACCATGACCGTCACCACCGAAACCCCGTACTTCACCGTCGAGCAGGCTAGCCGCTGGCTCACCTGCGCGCAACCGGTCCCCCTGCCGCTGCTGCAGCGTCTGGGCAAGGACTGCTCCATGGTCTGCCGCATCCGCGGGGCTACGTTCGTCGACGTTCCCGTGCAGGGAAAGAATTGGCCCACCGAGCGCGGCTACCCGGCCGCGATCATCCAGGAGGTGTTCCTGGCCAACCCGGACACGCGGCCGTTCGTGCCGAAGCCTGCGCAGGTGGTCGCGTGAGTGCCGCATACCATAAGCGCCTAGCCGCAGGAGTCAAGCGCGCTCGAAAAGAGACACGAGACTTGAAACGCGCTGTGCCTTACATATTTCCGCAATGGCAGGCGCTGCAACTCGCGGAGGCCGAGATGCGGCGCGCACAAGTCCAACTGGTTCAAGCTCGGGCTGCGTGGAAAGCAATAGGCGCAAGCAAATGAGAAAGCCCGCCCAGCAGGGCCACCGCTACGAGCTGAACGGCCGCGCCGTCCTGGCCCTGGAGTCCGGCCCGCGCGTGCGCGTCGCCGAGCTCATCCCGGGCCAGCCCTGGATCGGTAGCATCTGGCGCGTGCGTGCGGTCGACCTGACGCCGCAGCCGATGGTCTACTTCCACAACGAGGTGCCACGGTGATGCACGAGACGAAGCAGGCGCTGTATGACCGCGGCGTGGACTTGCTGTGGACGTTCTGCGAGGCGAATGGGCTGAAGGTGCCAGAGGTGAAGCGAGAGCCGCCCGCCGGTTGGCCCTTTGGCGTGTGCGCCTATTATCGAGCCGACCGCATCACCATCTGCGTCGAGAAGTGCGCGGCCATCGGTGTCGCAGGCATGGCCTGGTCGTTCCCCGGGCACAGCGTGGACCGCACGCCCTACGGCGTGATCGCGCATGAGCTCGGCCACCACGTCGACCTGGCGCGCAGCACCCGCCGCGACCGCTACCGGGGCGACTTCAGCCTGGAGATGCGCGCGCGGTGTGCTGAAGCGCCGCTCACGTCCTACTGCCCCGATGACGGCGAATGGTTCGCCGAGATGTTCCGGCTGTTCGTGACCAATCCCGACCTGCTGCACCAGCTGCGTCCGCGCACGTTCCGCGACCTGCTCGGCATGGGCTTCGTGCCGGTGTTCGACGACCCGTGGTATTCGCGCCTTGCCGAGGCGCCCGAGCGCACGGTGCAGTCGATCATCAACAAACTGGCGAAGCGGCGCTGACGCGCCCTTGCAGCGCCACTGAGGCGCGCTTATAATTAGCGCTCCAATCTCTTAAGTAATCGCAAAGAATATGCCTAAACTCGTACCGCGCTGGTATCAGGCCGAAGCGCGCGACGCGCTGCTGTCCGCGCTCATGGCTGCTGAGAATACCAACCCGATCGCGGCCATCGTGACCGCGGGCGGCAAGGCCCTCATCAACGCGATGCTGATCGAGGCGCTGTGCCAGCTCCAGCCGGGTGCGCGCATCATGTCCCTCGCGCCCTCGATGGAGTTGGTCAAGCAAAACGTCGACGAGGCGATGGGCTACCTGCCGACGGCGCTGGCCGCGCGTGTGGGCGTCTACTGCGCCGGGCTGGGCATGAAAGAGCGCCTGTCGCAGATCACGATCGGCACGCCGCAGTCGGTGTTTCGCCAGGTCAAGCGCTTCGGCAAGCAGGACTATGTGATCGTTGACGAGGCGCACGGCGTCAACATCGACCTGAAGACCTGGAAGACCATCGTCAACGGCTTGCGCGAGGCGAACCCGAAAGTGCGCTTCATCGCCCTGACCGCGACGCCGTTCCAGATGAAGGGCCTGAAGGTCGTGCCGCTGACCGAGTGCGGCCTGTTCGACACGAAGGTTTACGACCTAACTGCCGGCCGCAACTTCAATCGGCTGATTCGCGAGGAGTACATCTCGCCCGTGGTAGCTCCGGCCATCCGCTTTCCGCAGATCGACACCGACAACGTGAAGACCAAGGGTGGCGATTTCGACGAGGCCGCGCTAGCCCAGGAGGCGATGAAGGTCACACGCGAGTGCGTGCGCGTGGCGCTGGACAACGCACGCGAGCGCAAGCACTTCATGTGGTTCGCGGTGAACATCGAGCACGCGAAGATGATCGAGAGCGCTCTGCGCGAGGCCGGCGAGACCGTTGTGACCATTCACGGCGAACTCGAAAAGAGCGAGCGCGTGACGGGCGTCGAGGAATACCTGAAGAAGATGCACCGGCACGTTGTGTCGGTGGCCATGCTCACGACCGGTTTCAATGCGAAGTTCGTCGACTGCATCGTTGGCCTGCGCCCCACGCGCTCGCTCGTGCTGTGGCGCCAGATCGTGGGTAGAGGGTTGCGTCCCTATCCGGGCAAAGAGAACGTGCTGGTGCTGGACGCCGGCGGCAACTTCGTGCGGCATGGGGCAGTGAATGCCGAGATCGGCTCGGGTGACTCGCGCGCTGGCTTGTGGGAGTGCACGGACGCCGTGATCCGCTCGCCGTTCAAGAAGGGCAGCAAGGACGGAACGCCGGTACCCGACCGCGAGCGCAGTGCCATCCGCTTTCCGATCAACAACCCCGTGCAGGCCGAATATGACCTGCGCATCGCGCTGGTCCTCATGGACCCCGAGGCCGCGGCGTGCGGCTTCCTGAACGACGCTGAGCACATGACCTGCCGCCAGTGCGGCCGGCCGCGCCAGGGCTTCCTGACCGCACGCACGCGGCGCGAGGTGGCCGAGCGCGGCATCGGCGAGGGCGACTCCTACGAGATCCACGACGAGGCGAACGTGGTGTTGGCCGATGAGGTGTGTCGCCAGGTGCGCACGCTGACCGTGCACGACATGCTGCTCGAACCCGAGGGCAACGGCGTGCTGAACTTCAAATTCATCACCGACTTCGGCGCGCACCCGCTGCGCCTGGACTTCGACCGGGCTAGCGCTGACAACAAGTTCTACGCGATGGCCCGGAAATTCTATGAGCGCGCCACCGGCCGCAAGGCGCCGGGCGAGGGCTATCGCGTGCTGCTGTCGCGCGAGCTGATTCCGAAACCTGTCGACATCACGCTGACGAAGTGGGATGACGGCCAGGTCTTTTTGACCGAAGTGCGCTTCGTGCGCGATGGAAAGATGGAGGCATTCCGCTATGACCCCGAATACTCATGAGTTTACCGACTGGTTTCCTAGCAACGTGAAGCCCGTGCGCGATGGCGTCTATCGGGTTCATCGCATCGCAAATCGGCCACTGTACGCACGCTACACGAATGGCGTCTGGTGGCTGGTCCACGCGTCCATTGCTGAGGCCCGCCGTAGCCGCGTGACCAGCGGAGTGCAACAAAGTCGTGGCGCGGATTGGCGCATGATCCTGCTACAATCGTGAAATAAACTCTTAAGCTCGCAATGAATGAACCGCTCCTTTTCCTCGACTTCGAGACCACCTCGAAAACGGACCTGCCCGCCGAAGGGCTCGGCAAATACCTTGTCGACCCGACGACGCGCGCCTACTGCTTTACCTACCGCCTGCCGGACATGGTCGCGACCGACATCTGGATCGAGGAGCAGCCCGTCCCGGGCGACGTGGTGGCCCACATCGCGGCCGGCGGCATTGTGATCGCACACAATATGCCCTTCGACTTCCATATCTGGAACGAGATTCTTTGCCGCGATCATTCCGAGCTTCCGCGTCTGAAGCCGTCGCAGGTGCGCTGCAGCGCCGCGCGCGCTCGCTACAACGGCTTGCCGGGCTCGCTGGCCGGCGCGTGCGCCGCGATGGGCCTGCCGGTGCAGAAAGACGCCGAGGGCGGCGAGGTGATGAAGCAGATCGCCAAGCATCCCGAATGGACCATCGCCGATCACCCTGACGAGTTCGCCCGGACCTTCAAGTACGCCATCATCGACACCGACGCCATGGTCGGCCTGTGGAACGCCACGCAGCCGCTGCCGGCGCGCGAGCAGCGCTTCTTCGAGCTGGACATGGAGATCAACGCGCGCGGTTTCGGCGTGGACGTCGAGGGCGCTGCGGCCATGGAGGAAATGAAGCAGCTGGCCGAAGCCCAGATCGACTACCAGGTGGCCGTGCTCACCGGCGGCGGCGTGCTGGCCGCAACCGAGATCGCCAAGATCAAGGAGTTCGCCCGGGACTTCGGCACCGAGGTGGACGACGCGAGCAAGGAGGCGCTAAAAAAGCTGGTGCTGCGCGAAGATCTGCCGTCCGACCTGCGCGAGCTGCTGTCGCTGCGCCTGGACGCATCCCGAGCACCGAAGAAGTCGGCGGCCATCCTGCGCGCACACGTGAACAACCGGCTGCAGCATTCGACCGTATGGCACGGCGCGCTGTCGGGCCGATCCACCGCGCGCGGTGCCGGCGGCGCGCAGACACTGAACGTCGCGCGGCCGCGCCCCGGCAAGTCGGCCGAACTGTGCGAAGCCTTCCTGGACGCAGCGAAGCGTCGCGATGTCGAGTTCCTGTCACGCCCGGGCCACGGGCCCATCCTGGCCGCACTGGCCGATGCGCAGCGTTCGCTGTTCTGCGCTACGCGCCCCGGGCACGTGTTGGTGGACGTCGACCTGACAGGCATCGAGACGCGCAAGGTGCCCTGGCTCGCGAACGACGAGCCCATGCTGGTCGAGATCGAGTCCGGGGTGGACGGCTACAAGGTCGAAGCTGCCAACATCTTCGGCGTGCCCTACGAGGCCGTGGACAAGGACCAGCGCCAGGTCGGCAAGGTCGTGCGCCTGTCGCTGGGCTTCGGTGGCGGTGTGGGCGCCTTCACCTCGATGGCTGCGAACTATGGCGTCTACGTGGAGCCCGAAGAAGCCGAGCGCATCGTGTGGAAGTTCCGCGAGGCGCACCCCGCCTTCGAGCGCTGGTGGGCCATGCTGGAGTACGCAGCGCTCATCGCACTAGACACGCCGGGCCGCCCGGTCGACGTGCCCATCGGCCGTGGCGAGTGCACGAAGGCGACCTTCATCCGCGACGACCGCGCGCTGCGCATGGAGCTGCCCTCGGGCCGCACCATCAGCTACCACAACGCGCGCCTGTCGCTGGAACCCGGTGCGAGCGTGCCCACGGCGGTCTACGACAAGCCCGAGGGCTATGTCGAAACGCTGGACCGCAAGATCCTGTCGAACAACCAGACGCAGGGCCTCGCCCGCGACCTGTTCTGGGAGGCAATGGTGGACGTCGGCCGCGTCGAAGACATCGTGCACCACGTCTACGACCAGCTCATCCTGGAGGTACCAACCGAACGCGCCGAGCTGCGGCTCGAGCAGCTCATCGCCCGCTTTCGCATGAATCCCGCATGGTGCCCCGGCCTGCCGCTGGACGCCGCCGGCTACGTCAACAACCGATGGAGGAAGGACTAAGTGAACATCGACACCATCCAAGGGCGCAAGCCGCCCCGCACAAACCCCGACACGGTGCACCTTCAGGCCAAGCGCGCAGCTGCGCGTGGTGAAACCCTAGAGGGTGCGTGTCTCTGGCCCTTTAGCAGCTGGGAGGGCAAGCTGTTCAAGGAGGTGTTCATCATGCACAAGGCCGCGCTCGTAGCGTTAGGCATGGAGACACCATCGTGAGCACGGTCGGTTTCTGGCTAGTCCTCTCCGCGGTCTACTTTGCGCGCAGCCTACCGCCGCGCATCGCCCGTTGGTGTGGCTGGGCGTGTATGGCGTGCAGTTGGGTCGCCCTCGGATACACGTGGTTTGTTGCGTAAACGACAAATCGTTGACACCCGATTGACAAACCGGCATACTGAGCGAATGCTAACGCTGACACGGAACCAACCATGACCGAAACCCTCGACTTCACGTCCTGCTCGCTGGAGCTGCTGAGCGTGAAAGACCTCACGGACGCACTCGGCATCGCCGAGTCGGCCAAGCTGCTCAATACCAGCTCGCGAGCCATCTACACGGTGCGCAACACGAGCGCGCTGTCGGCGCCCCGCATGCTGCAGCTCATCGCAGCCGTGCGCGCCGACGAAGAGAATTGCCGCCGCCGGCTCGTCGTGACGCGCCGCCTGCAAGCCACGCGCGCCGAGCGTGCCGTGGCCGCCTGAATTTCCACCACCTGAAGACCTCAACCATGAACCTCTCATTCGACTCGATCGACGACCTCAAGCAATTCCTGCACTGGGCCGACAAGTACTCCAGCGGTCAGGAGCTGACGCTCCGCCTGCCGGCTGACGCCCTCAAATTCCCGACGCTCGACACGGGCGAGGACACCGCCAGCGCGGGCATCGAGACCAAGGTCTACACGGACGGCACGACGGCTACCGGCCCGGCCCCGCTCCCCGAGCAATCTCCCGCGCAGCAGGCCGCCGGCACCCCCGAGCCGACGAAGCGCAAGCGCCGCACCAAGGCCGAGATCGAAGCCGACGAGAAGGCCGCTCAAGAGGCTGCCGCAGAACTCGCCAAGGCGCAGCAAACCGGCCAGGTGCAGCCCGAAGGCACGCAGGGTGCCAACCCCTTCGACCAGCCTGCCAATGCGGCGGCAGCCCCCGCAGAGGGCGCGGAAACGCTCAACGGCGACAAGAAGCCCGAGCCTGCCGCGGATGAAGGCGGCGAAACCGTCGTGACGCCCTTCCAGCACATCACGCGGGGGCGCGAATTTATCGGCAAGCATGGCATGGTCAAGTACAACGAGACGTTCGCGCTGGCTGGCGTGCCCGTCGACGTGATGGGCCACACCGCCTACCAGCGCGCGCTGCACGTGGCCGCGATGGACGAGATGGAAAAGACCTGATCATGACTACCGCGTTCGAGTCTCGAGAGTTTTACGAGTGGGAGCGTGAGGGCCAGCTCCTGCCGTTGGCCAAGGAGTACCACGAGCGCTGCGAGGCCTACGACCGCAATGTGTGCACTGGCGGCGTGGACCGAGCGGGCGACGCGCGCCCGGCCAACGCCCACGAGCTGGGCATCATCAATCGGCACGCCATGCTGGTGCGACGCGAGCTCAACCAACGCGCTG